AGAGTTGATCATTGCGATGTTGGAGCGGATTGTGACTCGCACCGACAACGATTTAGATGATCTTGCGGTCAAGCATCTGAAGGATTTGCTGTTGCCTGACACAAGAGTTGAAAAGTAGGTGGCGTCCGGCATCATCCAGTTGACCTTGCTGCTGATGGCCATGGGTCTTGCCCTGCTGCCGTTTTTCCAGTTTTTTCGTGGCACGCCCCATCAGCTGGCTGCAATTAAACAACTTGAGGAGTCAATGCCGCCGGAACTACTGGAGGAGCACGAAGCTGACTGGTTTCAGGCGTGGAAGGAGAGTGGATATGACCAGCAAGTCTTCATGCCTTACTTCAAGCAGCTCGACAACAAGACTGGAACGGGATACCGCGAGTGTTTCAGCTCAGCAGCTGCGATGGTGGCAGCGTTTTACAAGAAGGTTCGAACGGATGATGAGTACAACAAGATCCGCGCCAAATACGGAGACACCACGTCTGTAGAGGCTCAACTGGCAGCGTTGCAGAGCTTGGGTTTGCAGGCTGAGTTCCGAAAGGACGGCGATGCCGACATGGTGGAGCTTGAGATTGAAGCTGGCAGACCAGTGTTGGTTGGTTGGTTGCACGCCGGAAACATGCTTTTAGGCGAGCCACCTATGTGCAATGGCCTGGGGTGTGGACATTGGAGCGTTATCAGTGGTTACGCGGGAAAGAACAGCAACGATCCAGAGTGGATCATGCAAGACCCTCGTGGCTATCCCGAGATGGAGAAGGGTGGGCACAGTAATCCGCATCTGGGACGTAACGTCCGTGTGAGGCAAGCTGCGTTCTATCAACGTTGGCAAGCGGAAGGCCCTGGCACTGGCTGGGTCATTCTCGTTAATGAGTGAGTTTTATTGGCTTTGGGCGTATATCACTGCGTTCTGGACCACTGTTGTCGTGCAGTGCGCCAAGCCTGTGAACTGGGATCAGTGTTCACGGGTGAATGATTGGCTTGTGCCATGGGTAGTTGATGTCATCGACATGCACAAAAACGGTGCTTACCATTCTGAAAAGTACATCCTGCAACAATCCGATGGGCTGGGCAGACTGGATGATCGTCAACCAAAGCCTTGAGGAAGAGCTAGAGCTAGAGAAAAACGTGCGAGAAGTTCAAAACTGCACCGACGGAGACGCCTTGAAGTCACTATGCGTCTCGCTAGTTAGAACCAACTGGCACCAGCAAAAAATGCTGCGCCAAGCAGTAGGTCACATTGGCGAGTTAGATGCATCCATAACTTGCCCAGATTCCTGAGGTTTTTGCCTCCCCTCAACTCGGCGACGCACAGACTGTCTCCACTCTGCGTCGTCTTTTGCAGCAGCTTCGTTGTAAATACTTGCCGGGTACACCCGCTTTAACGTTTCGTAGATGGCATCACGAATCCAAGCGGTGGCGCGTTTGTCGTCTTTCTCTGCCAGCTTCTGCACCAGAGCAGCTCTATGGGGGTCCAGAAGGATCTGGTAGTACGTCTTATTGCCGTGCCGAAGCGCCATACCGACTACATTACTACAACTACATTACCACGTAATCGAGTCGTCAACCTTTTTCTTCCAAGCAGTGCTTTGAGCACGACGAGCTTGAGCGCGTTGGTTGGTGCAACCCGCCCGCACTTCGCGTGCCCCCTCTAAGAACATCGCAGCCCGCTGCAGATCACCCGTTGTTGCTGTCTGGATCGCCTTGTTCAAGCGCTCCATCACGATCTGTCTGCCTGTACGCGGCATACATTGCCTCGCATAACTCCTTGTAATACGTTACCCGGCCTCTGCAAGAGCAAAACCAGCCCGCCTTCGTCAAATAAACGCTGACCATCAGTGCGCCTCATCCCAGGTTTTACCGATAGAGACATCAGCCAGAGCTGGTATGTCACCCAGCCATTTGGCTTCGGCCTCTTCCATCACCCGTTTTAGGGTCACCGCCCACTCCTCAGCCGCAGATTCCCTAACAAGCAACAGAATTTCGTCATGTACCGCAGCAGCAATACGGACTGTGTCTTCCCCTGCCGCCTTAACTAGGGGCCAGAGACTACCGAGCGCACACTTTAAGATCGCCGCACCCGCCCCCTGAATCGGGGTGTTGCATCGGACCGTCAGCCTGTTCATATCCCCCTGCAAATACCGCCGCATCCCAGACTCAGGAATCCGAGTCTCAGCAAGGATGCCAATCTTTTTCTCCTCAGCCTCTGCCGAGTTGGCCTGCTGCCAAGCCTGAATGCCCTGGAACGTATCCAGCCAGTTATTACGTATCGCCGACGCCTGCTCCAGCGTCATTGTGATACCCATAGCCCCTGCGTAGTTCCGCAATCCCGGCGCACCAGACCCGTAAAGCAGACCAAAGTTGGCCGACTTTGCAGTCTGTCGGTCACAACCAATGGCCTCCGCAGTAACGGTGTGGGGATCTTCACCGTCTTGGAAGGCTTTGATCATACGATCATCTCCTGCTACAGCAGCAGCCAACCGCAGTTCCATCTGACTGAAGTCAGCATCAACCAACAACCAACCGTCCGGTGCTTCAACACAACTACGGAACTGAGCATCCCGAGGAATCTGCTGATTATTGGGTTTGATGCAGGACATACGCCCCGACTCCGCCCCCAACTGCATGTAGCTGGCACGAACAAAGCTGTCCGGCCCCATCTTTTCCTGGATCGACTCAATCATCTGCCGCCGCTTATCTGATCGCTTCCACTCGAGGTACACCTGAATCACTTCATGGTCTGCGCTGTAAGCACGAAGCGCCTGTCGTGAAGCGCTGGGTTTGCCATCCGCATCAACCGGAGCTTTACCCAAGACAAGCGTGAGTTTTTCCACAAGCTGCTTAGGGCTATTGAGGTTGAAGCCCTTGTACTTTTTCGTGCCATCACGGATCTTGCCCTCGTCTTTCGCACGAAGATTGAAGCTGCCATCCTCATCACGCGGTAACTTGCTGCCCTCAGGCAGCGCGTCATCGAGCAACCGGACAAAGTCCTTGGCCATCTCACGGATGTCGTGTTCGTAATCAAGCTTCCGCTGCTGCAAGTTCTCTGCGTTCCAGGGCAAACCAGTGCGCCACATCTGCGCCATCGCAGGCAACGCCCTGCACTCCAGTGCATACGCCTTTTTGAGCTGATGGTCCTCAAGCTTCCGATCAATGATGGAGTCCAAGTCCATCAACGCCGCCACATCATTTGCGGCGTACTCAATCTGCTCTTTTGAAAGCTCTGGATCGCCCCAGTTGGACTTTTGCTGATCCTTGGGCAGCTCGACTTCGAGATACCGCTTTACGACATTGGCGAGCCCGTGTTTCGAGTTAGGGATGCCATTGGTGAGAAGTCGGCTGGCCAGCATGGTGCAACCAATCCGCCCACGCGGATAGATGTCGTGCTCTTGCAGCCACCCAAGATCAAAGACAGCGTTATGGGCCAGCCAGAATCGCTCGCCATTGCTGAAGAAGCGCCGCAACTTGTCCCAGTCGCTTTGACCAAGCTTGAAGCAATCGATGATGACCACAGCTTCGCGCACAACACAGCCGAGCTGAATAAGCCGAAGCTTGTTTCGTTCTGGCTGCAGCTGGAGCGTCTCAGTGTCAAAGCAGAGAGAAACAGCTGTGTCGAGTTTTGATAGGTGCTCGATACCGTGGAGAACTTGAACAGACATGGATGGTGTCGTGAACCCCATCAAAGTAGCACATCAGTCAGTGACTTTGCGCTCCAGCTTCGGGAAATAATCCAAGTCGTAAGGACTCATCACAGACACATCGATACCGCAATCCAGGGCTGCAGACACCTGCATCTCAAAATCCATCTGACCTTTGCCGGTGTCCACATAAGTCACCTGCTCTACAGCAAGCGCCCTGTGGTCCTCGTCGTAACTGGTAAACCGTGCCAGAGCTAAGGCATCGGATTCCAGGTCTGGAACGACTCTGGCAAAACTGAAATAAACCCTGTCTCTCATGCGCTTACGACGCCAGTTCCGAAAAAACGAAAGCAACGATCCCCTCAACTTTTCTTTTGTCTAAGCCACCGCCGACCCTACGCCTGGCTTTTTCCACAAGTTTGTGGAAATCGTTGGGATTCATGTGCTCGCCTTTCTTAGCCGTGTTTCGCAACACCAACTGCCGCAGCAGCTCTGCTCGCGCCACACCCTTGAACTGAGCCTCTTTATCAAGACGCTGCAGATCGTCTGCAGGCAAGCGAAGCTTCACTTCCTTCAAAGACATCGATTAAAACTGCTCGGTGTAAAAAGCACTGCCTGGTCCGTACTTAGCAATCAGCTCTGGAAAAGCATCCAGCAGTCGACTCCGATTTCTCGGGTCTGCGGACAAGGCAGCATCAGCCACTTTGGACAGAAACGACCCACCGAATTGGTGGGCCGTCCTGATCGTATTGAGAACCTGTTTCTCAGTCACGGCGCGGTAAACACTGTGGATACAGTAGCACACTAATCCCACATGGTCCATTCATCAACCGATTCTGACTCCCCCTTATGTCTCTGATTATCCGGGGATTTATTCAGATCCGTTCCAGGGGAAGGTTTTTTAACCGCAATGGGGGTTTGCGAAAACTCCATCTTTTGTAAAAAGTCCCGCGCCTCCGACTTTTTACAATCCTGGACTTTTTCCGCAACCTCTTTGCGCTTTAAATCCGTTCCAGCAGAAGGGGTTTGAATAAATCCACCACTACTAACGGTCTTTTCACGTGCGCGAGAGGTGAACCCACCTGGAACGTCTGTACCAAGCGCCTGCCAGAAAGCCGGAGGCCGACCTTTGCCCTTGAACTCAGCTGGAGCGGGGCACCGCTCAATCAGCTTCTGTGCTTCAAGCTTCTCCAGGCTGTACCGGATCGCCCGCTTCTTGTGGATCCCGCCCAGCTTGCTGTCGTGATCAACAAATGCCTGGATCGACCACGGCCTGCGGTTCTGGCGCATCACCTCCAGCATCCCGAGCATCTGCTCAGTCGGGCCATTCATATGGCCACTCTCCCCAGCCTTCGGCACCGGACCGATCTCGTAGGTGTAGTCGTCCTTGAGGGTGAACACCATTTGCTGTCCCTCCCGGTCATCTCGCGACTTCTCAACCGTCACGATCCGGGTGTTGGGACGTAACCCAAGCTCCAGCAGCTTTTTGTTTTCCATCCGCTGCATGTTCCAGGTCTCATCAACCGCCGCACGAATGGCGCTGGTGCCTCGGAACCCACCATTCCGGTTGTTGTGGTGGATCACGATGATCGAGCAGGCCGGGAAGTCCTTGCCATTCCGCCGCGCCAGCCGCTTCAGCGGTAGCGCATACTCCCGCCGGTTCTCCTCGTAGGGGTTGGAGTCATTGCAGCCATCAAGGCTGTCAATCACTACAAGGTCGTACTGGTGTTTCTTCTGGATCCTGCAGAACTGGCGATACCACTGCATGTCCCATTCACCGACAACATCTACGCCCTTCTCAACGCCAATCAAGTTGAACTGACGGCGCGTTACCCGCTCACTCTGGTCGCCATTCAGCCACAGGCACTTACCCCGCGACACACCAACCAAACCACCGTGAACGTTGAACGGAATCTGCTGGCTGATGTGCTTACACAGTGTCTGGCACATGG